TATATTCCTATAATATCCCATTGACATTATTTGTCAAGTAGTATATTAATTAATTTTAAAAGAAAGGATAACAAATGACGAAAATGACAAAATATCAATTAGAGCATTTTGAGAACAAAGTTAATAGATACTTTGCACCTCTAATTGACGAGCAACAATTATTAATCAAGCAGTATAGAACTGAAGCGACTAATAATGTTGTAAAGAAACTAGCAAAGAAAATGGGCGCAGATAAAATCTTACAGCAAATGAAGGAAGCTGAAGAGTTTATGAAGGAAGCTCAAAACAATGCTAAAACTTTTTTTGAGAAGCAGTCAAAAAAAGATAAGTCCAAAGACTTAAATTATAATATCAGAAATGATGATAGGTTAAGTCTATCCGACTGCGAAGAGCAATTAAGGGAATGGGCTAAAGACTTGGTTGATAGGGAAATAGAGAGAAGACCTGAAGGCAAGGTTCTTAAAGACCTAAAAGACCTGAAACAAAAAGCAATAGATAATGTTATGGAAAGTGGAACGCCAGATGAACTTAAACAAAGTTTAAATCTGGTAGTTAAACATATTGGTTTAACTTGGAATGTTGACACTTCCAAAATTAAGGCAATAGCCCAAAATTAAGGGTTGACAAATGTTATGGGATATGACATAATATCCCATAACATAGAAAGGATAACAATGTACTTAATAATACAAGAAACTCAATTTGCAAACGTTGATAACATTTTTCACGTTGTAAATTCTACTGATAACCTTGAAAAAGCAAATGATATGTTGAAAGGTTATAACTTAATAAATAAAAAAAATGATGTTGTTTATACTTTAGTAAAGTATAAATAATTAACACAGAAAGGATAACAATGGACAATGAAACTTTAAGAGAAATAAAACAGATTGACGATAACTCTGATTTTGTTGTTTCTTGGTTCGCTAAAAAATATAATAAGACAATTTTTAGAGTTGGAACTTTAAACAAAGATGGTTGCAGAGTTTGGGAAGATTACAAAGGAAATAAGTTAATGTGTTTCTGGGATACAGTTATTAAAAGATACACAACTTGTATCAACCCAATGATAACTTACAAAAGAAAGTTAAATTAATGCCAGAAGATTTATTATTAATAATTAGTGGCGCAATAGTTTGTTATTTTATTCTTTGCGTATGGAGCGAAACAAAATAACTAATCCCAGATCCAACAACCAGTATACTGGGGGGAAGTCAATTACCTGTTGGATCTGGGATCGGTTAGAGATAGGAGAGGTCCTATGCAAAATGCTAGCACTTTCTAACTGATCTCTGATCTATTTGGTAATGAGTTTATATTGTAAAATGGAAATCGCTCGCTGGATAGATCAGAGATCAGTCCATAAACTCGCTGGAGACGAAACCAGCGGGACTGGTCCACAAGCCGGAAAGCCTACAAGCTTGACAGGTTATAAGGTATGGGATATTATAAGAATTTAGAAAGGAGAATATTATGGACAATGACAGTTTAAAAAGAATAGCAGCAGCTTTAGAAGAGATCCTGCGGCTGGTGAAGGAAGACCAAGAAAGGATGAAGAAGTTAAATGAAGATTAAAGAAGCAAAAGCAATTACTGGTTCGATGACTCGAACCAGTAAAATGCCGGGCCTGAGCTACAGCCTCCCAGCCTGGGAGTGTAAAACAGGCTCCAAGCTCCGGAAGGTTAAGAATAGCGTTTGCAGCATGTGTTACGCTCTGAAGGGTAACTATACACGGTACAAAGCAATTAAGGCTGCACAGTATGTAAGACTGAAGGCAATTGCTCACCCACTGTGGACAGCTGCAATGGTGGCGCAGGTTAAACGACAGAAGTATTTTAGATGGCACGACGCCGGAGACGTCCAAGATCTGGACCATCTTAACAAAATCTATGAGGTTTGCAGGTTAACGCCTGATACAAACCACTGGATGCCCACGCGTGAAGCGTGGATAAAAGATCACCTGGCGGAGAAGCCAAAGAATCTAGTTATCCGATTCTCTCCGCCGATGATCAACCAGCGCAATGACAGCTGGCCAAATTCTTCGATGGTAGTTGACAAAGGTTTTCATACCTGCCCCGCACCTGCTCAGGGCGGTAAGTGTTTGGATTGTAGACAATGCTGGGATCCGAAGGTTAAAGTTGTTAGTTACGGCAAACATTAAAGTGTGGCACCACCCGAAGTATTACAAAGAGCTAGCCAAGAAGCGAAAAGAATTCGAAAGGCAACAAGCCGCCAAGCCCACGAGCCAGCAAGCCGACAAGCCCACAAGCGAACAAGCCGACAAGCCTGCAAGCGCTCAAGCGTCCAGCGGTTCGCGAATCAACAAGCGCTCAATATAAGTCCAATCATCCGTTGCGAGGGAAGGTACTTCACGATAGTCTGCAAGCAGACCGAGGATCGAGGAGCTCTCATAAAGTTTTATTGAAGAGGAAGAGGCCTCTTCAATAAGGATAAAGTTACGTTGCTTTCTGGTCAAGTGAAATAGTTTTTGGTGGGGTGAAAAGTGTATTTTCTTGCCTGTTGCAATTTTTAATTCTACCATGAAAAAACCACAATTATCATGGTATCCCAACAGATCTGGTGTACCAAAACTACTCCAGGATTCTAGTCTAGTCCACTGAATTTTAGGTGTATTTTTTCTAACTTTTTGCCAAAGTTTTGACTCTGGTTTCATCGTACATTGACTAATACGATAGATTACGATATATGTCAAATCTTATGGGAGTTCCAGCTAAATTAACTGAAAGACAGATAAAATTTGCAGAGTTATTAGTCTACAATGAGGGTAGATTATCACCTGCAGAAGCAGCATTTCAAGCAGGTTATAAGACTAGACCAAGACAAGCTGCATCAGAATTAAGAAACCCAAAGGTATCTCCTTTGGTTGTAAAATACATAGGTGAGTTAAGAGCAGAGGTGCAAGAGAAGTATGGTATTAGTTTTGAAAAACACATATCAGAGTTGGCTCAAATTAGAAACCAGGCACTAGAAAAAGGAGCTTGGTCTGCTGCAGTAAATGCAGAAGTTGCACGTGGAAAAGCTGGTGGATTATATGTAGATCAAAAACTTGTGATGACAGGTAACGTAGATAACATGTCACCAAATGAGATCAAAGACAGACTCAAAAAGATTTTAGATGAGAATAAAGAAATAATTAATATTACGCCTGAAGATATAAAACTAGAAGAATTAGAATTGCCAACAAAGTCAGCCCCTGAATCCGATTAGTCATTTCGTTTAGCCAACAATACACTCCGTGTATTTTTCGTACGGCTGTTTTTATTAGTTCCATTTAACCTCCCTTGTGGGTTAGGACCACGCACTGGTGGTATTGCGTTCCATTTTACGTTAGGCATATTTTTAGTCAAGGTCTTATTTTTCACTTATTTTCTCCATTTTTATTATACATGATTTTGGAAATACATTTCTATCAGAAAATAACTCTTCATTCTCTTCGTAAGATGCAAAGGTTCTTACATACTTTTTATCCTTTTCAAATACGTATGCTCTAGTTATCATTCTACTTGGAAGGAAACCCATAAATTCAAAAGCTGTAGCATGGCCCCCATCCGCCGTGATATCCTCCCACAGGATCTCGTAAAAGTAGTATCGTTTCTTTTTGATAACTACTGATTTGTATTTTGATTTTTTGAGTTGTCTAGGCATGGGACCTTATACTATAAGTGGAATATTTGAGCAAAAAAGTTTTCATAAAAACAAAAAGGGTCGCGCACGCCGAGTACATTCTGAAATAGTTGTTGTAAAATCTAGCTTATTTGACATATAGGTCAACAATATTGTCTGTTCCAAGCTGTGCCAAAGGCCTTGGCACACTATTATTGGCTTATACCAACAATAATAGCTCAAAAAAGGGGTGTGCCACCTGTGCCACCATATTTTTTTGATGACTGAAAAAAAAATTTGCCCTAGAATTCTACTATACACTGGCACACTACTTCTCCATATTTTTGACAAAATTAAGGCTTGCCGTATTTGTGCCATTTTTGATAATCTTACGTACCCCAGAGCCTTGTATCTCAAACTTAGCATATGGTGCCCACTGCTTCCGTATCAAATTTAATTCTATAACTAAATTAGACCACTGTTTGGATGTTATGTCTGTTCCTACTATTGTAACTTTTTTCATAATTTTAAAGGTGCCTCCCAGTCTCCCACGAAGACACCCCTTTGCGCATTATCCATTATGGATTCTTTAACTCTGTTTATATGTAAGTGATCTATATAATTCATCTCTATCTGCTTTAATTACTAATCTTGCTGGGTTAGAATCACCCACTATTACACTCTCTTGGATTTCAATTCTACGTATATCCTCTAGGTGTCCTGACATTGTTTCAATGTAAACAGGACAATCAGATATCATAGTACCTTTTTGTCCGTTAGTGAATTTTTCTAGAATCTGCTGTAGATCTCTTAATCTCATCTAATTTCCTCCCTATTATTTTTACTAATTCATACCATTTTTGTTTCCATATCTCTTTCATGTCACCACTTGTTTTGTGGTACATTTTAGCAAGATTATTTAGTCTTTGCATGTCTTGCTTTAAAATACTCATCCACCCTCCTTAAAAATTTATGTGTATATTGTTTAAACTCTTCACCTTCAATTACAAACTCCTGGTAAAAATTATCTTTACTACACATCATAACCACACCTTTGGTAATCTGTGTTTTGTAAATAAAATTATGTGCCATTGCATAAGCCGCTAGTTGTAGACAATAGTCTTCTATCCATTCTCTCTTCTTTGGCTTATTAGTTTGCTTGAAGTCTATGATGGCGTCCTGACCTTTGTGAACACCCACTAAATCTGTTTGTCCTGCGTATAGCC